GCCCCTTTCATAAATGTCAATGGTGGGAGAGTTCAACAAAGCCTGGTTCAACAAAGGAACCAAATTCATAATGTCTCTCACAGTGTAACTATGGATAACAAAAATATCCAATCTACTACCAATGCCAATAACACCACAAACAATTTAACCCAAGTAACAGATAAAAAATTTTCTAATGATAGAAAGCCCGAAATCTTGAAGGCAGTTGGTATGAGTGATGCTTTTGAAGCTCGCGTAGATTTTAAAACATCAGTTCCTGATGCGTTGTTATGGGAGGAGTATAAAATAAAGAGCCAAGAAAAAATAGATAAAGAAGCAAAAAAGAATTTAGAACAAAAGAAAAAATTTCAAATTGTTCAAAATAAACCTTTGTCTTCAGTGGAATATGAAGCAGAAAATATTAATGGTCCATTAATAAATGATTTTGAAGGAGAAATAAACCCAGCAGCCACAAATTTCAATGGAGAACATTTCGTTCCTTATATCTATCAAACCCAAGCCAATGCAGGAAAAGCTTTTTTGAAAAGAGCCAGCAACCAACAAATTCCTTGTAATACAGGAGTAGAGTCCTTAGCAATTTTAAAAAACAATACAGTGTTTTCCAATTTAAAATACGATGCCGCAGATAAACATACTTTTTCAAGAGGACCTCATCCTACTCTTGCCTTTTTAAGACGTTTTTTCAATTATGTGTTTTTAGCAGATACTCTTAGTGAAAACGGACATCCTTTTAGAAGAGTCGTTGGAGTAGCTGAATCAATAGGAAGATCAGCCATGCAAGGATTAAAACACATCTTTTATTACAACCCTTGTTTAGGAGTGCAAGACTCTTTAAGATTACTTGATGCTTTAGAATTATTGGATAGAGGAGTTAGCAATATTCAAGATAGATACTTAGCTCATGCATTAACTGGACAAGGACAAGACGTAGAGGAATTTTGGAGAGGATTGAATTTCGATGGTACATTTGATAATCAAAAAGTTTTAGATACTGATACAATACCAACAGAAATTCATATAGTAGATGCTTTGTACTATGGAATGATTAATTGGGTAGCCAGAATGTTGCTAAAAAAGAATGTAAGAAGAGCAAGAGCAACATATCATTGCTACCCTCCTAGAGTGAAGAAAGAAAGAGGAGTTTATCCCGATGGAGAAGGAGCTTGGTATTACGATGAACAAGGCAAAGTTGTGGCAGAAATGAGAGGAAATCAGACAGCATATCATCATGATAATCTATTTCCAGAATTATATGATAACAATTGTCTGATAAAAAGATTTAAATTTGAAATTAATCAACAAGAAGTAGATATCAACCTGGGAATAATGGTTAAAAACAGAGTCTTATTAAACGATGTTTTTTATTTAGAGTTAGAAATAGTCAGAATATATGGAGAAAATCCATTAGACTCAACCATTATAATGAGACCAGAAACCTCAATCCAGTTAAAACAAGTTGACCTAAAAATGGATTGGCACAATATCAATTATCACAGAGTGTCATTTGATGGTTTCGAATTTATATCATGTTCCAATACCATTTATATTCCAAGATACATTTTCAATGACTGTATAGAAATGACCACTTTAAAAGTAAGTCCAAAGCTCACAAAAATGCAATATGAAGGTTTAGTGGACTTAGCTATGCAGAGAGCCACAGTAACAAGAGATGCCATGCGTCAATTACATAGAGTAGCTTCCGAATATATTTCAGATTCTTCAGCGGTAATGGGATTATGTCACATGATTTGGGAATTGACCAGTGACATAGAAATATCAAATGAATATTTTCTTCAAACCAATAAGACAGTTAGAGAAAGAAATCTGTTACAAAAGAATGACAAAAGTGGAAAACCTATGGGAATTTTGCCAGGAGCTACAACAGTCACTACTAAAATATGGGAATTTTTCAATCATCCAATTACAAAAGTAAATGTAGTCTTAGGAATTTATTTGTTAATTTTCTTTTTAAGTTTAGGTTTGTTTACTTATTATTTAATTTCCCCAAGTGTTTATTTTGGAATAGAAATAGTTCAGTCTTCTTATATATATTTAGCTTCCATGGTTCCAAACATTTCAAATATAAATTTCTGGTCAGTTATTGTGAAGGAACCAGTAAAGGACTTTGAACCAGCAGGAAATTGTACTGCTCAACATTATGATTTTTATAATTTTACCGAATGGGTCGTAGAAGAAACAGTGGACACCATTCAGTGTAAGGCTAGCTTATTAGAACAAAAACAATGGGAGTTATATGAATCTCAATTAAATTATGAAAAACTACTAAAAGAAGAAGAAGAGTTTAATGCAAAAAAAGAAGAGAGAGAAGCCCAAGCAAAGAAAGCTATGGAAGAATTCTTCGAAACCATGTTTAGAATAGCTCAAAAAATTCATTATGTTACAACTCTTCAAATGTTGCCAGGAGTTCAAGCTTATCAAGCTGAAATATATGAGAATAGAGCTGATATAATGTTTACAAGTTTAGTAGTCATGATGATAAGTTTTCTTTTCTTATTCAAGAAATTTAGAATAGCTAGCAAGCCCAAGTATAATCCTAAAGAAAGAACTGCCTATAGAAAATATTATAGGTCTTGCGTTCAACCAGAATACTGGGTTACTAACAATTTTGTTACTGATTCCAAGAGACACAAAATTGAGTTCTCAGATAGAGGATCCTATTTAGCTCCATTATTTTCAAAAATGTCTAAAGAAGATTTTGCTTCTTACATTAAATTAAATTGCGATTGTGTAAAAGAAGAAGAAGCAGGAATCATAGTCACTCCGATACCCTCTTTTAAAAATCCATTGAAGATCATCAATTACCATAATTGTGGTTTAACAAATGCTACAGCTTTAAAAAGATCAGCTGCTCTTGTTCCAACCGTAGACAACAAAGTATTAGCTGAATTTAAGAGTTTTTTACAAGAAGAAGTTTATCCTGAATTCGACAAAGTAGCTGAAAATTTTGTTTATTCTTTTGATATATGGTGGAATCATATTTCAGTGTCTCAAAGAAATGAAGTTCAAAATGAACTGAACAAGCCCAGAAATTGGCTGAATAAACAACAAGTTATTAGAGAAATAGTTGGATACAATAACTTTGTTAAATCAGAGGATCAAACTCAAGGACCACAAGATTCAAAAACCAGAAATATCTGCAATGTCTCAGCTTTTAGAAAAATGTTGGCTGGACCAGTGATATACATGTTGGAAAAAATGGTAAAGATAAATCCATTTTTCGAAGGATACATGAGTGGATTAAACTATGATGATAAGGGAAAATATCTTCAAAATATATCAGAAGCTTTGGGAACAGATTGTATTAAGTTGGATGGAGATGGAAAAGCTTTTGACTCTACTCAACACATCGAGATTAAAAGGTTGGTAGATGATTATTTATATGGAGCCGTGATAAAAAAAATGAAATCTTCAGGAAGATCTTACAATTTTCCTCTATATGCAATAAAAGCAGCTTTAATGAATCATCAAGCAAAAATAAAGATGATAAAAAGAGAAGGAAATAGAATGAGAACCTTAGTAACTTTGACTCATGAAGGAACTGTGCATACAGGAGATATGGACACATCATTAGGTAACACATTAAGAATGTGGTGTTACATCAGATTCATTGAAAAAATGGTTGGAATTCCATTATCAGGAAATAAAGTCTCAAAAAGACAAGTAGCAGGAGATGACAATAGTCTTTATATTAATAAAAAATTTTATGAAATTCATGAACAAAAGATTATTGCTGCCTACGCCAAAGTTTTCACTACAAAAATGACTGGAATCAAACATGGATTAGGTCAAGTTATCAAATTCTTGAAAAAAGGAACAATTAGTCAAGGAGATTTTTGCTCAACAAATTGTTTTCCAGTTACCAGAGAAGGTAGAAAATCCTTCAGAGTAATAAGAATACCTGCTAGAGTTTTAAGTACTTATGCATACATGGGAAAAACACATTTAACACCATCAGAATGGTTGTATGCAACAGGAGAATGTGAAATGTATTGGTCTAAAGGATTACCAATATTTGAAAAATTAGCCCAATACAAATTGAGACACGGAGTTCCTTGTTCCAAAATGCACAAAAAGGAATCAGTTAGTGATAAGTTTCCAAGAAGAGTATTAACTCCAGATGAGGAACAATTAGTGGAGAAATACGGTATACAATTTTTAAAAGATAAGATCCATTCAAATTATTTCAATAGAGATTTGTTTTACAGAGGATCAAATTATCAAAGTTCTATAGAAGACACAGATTATGAAGACTGTGTTACTTGGCTCAGAAGAAATTTTTCAATTTCTAGGGAAGAAATAGATGATTTTCACAATTATTTAGATAATTTGGATATCGAAGAATCAGAAATGACTCATCCAGTTATTCAAAAATTAGAAAACCCTAGAAATCAAGAAGATCTCACAAAGAGGTTTTCTTGTTAAGTTACTGTTTAATACAAGAGTAACTCTCGACCGGGACGTCGAAAAACTACCCTAAAAATTCTTTCTTTGCGTGATTCAGTCATTGAATATGACAGAGACCCTTAGGCAAGGTCCACGTTGAATGCTACTCCTTTCAGATGGGGGGTTCACTTTATTTGGTTCGCGAAAATAAAAATTAATTATGCAATCAAACAATCAAAATCAAGTTCAAAAGAAAAAAGTCAGACCTCAAGAAATGAAAAGACTTCGAACCTTAGCCAATCAACAGAGGAATAAACAAAAACCAAAGGCCAAAAATAAAGCTATTCAATTTAGAGGATCAAACTATTTAAACAGTCTATTGAATCCAGAAAAAGTCCATAATGCTAAAATTCCAGGATCAGCAGTCCCAGTTGTAGCATTTCATAGAAGAATAATTCAAAGATTCACGACTAATGCTACAGGATGTATAGGATTCAGCTTTTATCCAGAAGCCAGCTTAATTGAAAACACTACTGGTGGAACTGCAAATGTGTATCTTCCTTTGAGAATGTGTAACGATGTAAACTATAATGGAACCACTGCACCAGCAGTTGGATCTCTACTAGTAACTACTGCAACTAATCCATTCTCTTTGCCCGAAGGAACAGTGAAACAATTCAGATTAGTATCGTCTTCAATTACTTGTAGATCATTAGCTCCAGCTTTGACGAGATCAGGAGATATACACATAGCTCTAGTCAATGGAAACTACCATCAAGCAGGTATTGCATCATCTAGCTCTGATCAAGCTCAGTTTTTAGCTTTAAGCAATATCGATAATTTGGTTCAAGGAAAATATACTTATGCTAGAGTAGAAAATGGACAAGCAGCTCGAGCCATTTGGATTCCTCAAGATGTAACTTGCTTAGACTTCAAGGATATCAACAATAACTTGTCTCAAAACGACAATTTCATATCCATTGTAGCAATTGGATTAGCAGCTTCATCTTCAGTAGAAATAGTAATGGATTTCAATTTTGAAGTCACATCTAAAGTGGGAAGTTTATTACAAGGAATGGAATCTTTCTGCACTGAAAACATTGATCCCATGAGAGTATGGAGATCAGCTTACTCAACCAGACCACCTTGTATAGCTAGTAAAGACTTAGGATCTTATACAGCTACAGCCATATCTAATATCGGAGTAACACCTTTTCAAAACTCAGGAAAAAAGAATAACAATCTTAAATTCTTAACAGATATGGAAGCAGCACAATTTGCTTATTTAAAGAATGGAGTAAATAAAAGTTTTCTAGGAAATGCTGCTGAGGGTGACTTTTAAAAATAATAATAAAGTGAATAAAATATTTAAAGATATAATCTAGCTCATCAAAAATGAGGGGAGATGATCCTAGATTGTAAATTATGCCCGACCCCAGGGAAAACTCACACAACAAAAATAGTCCGTTGTGAGGAGATATTAACTAAGAACCAACTAGATGATAGCTGGACACTATCATGTAGCGTTCAAGCCTTAAGGCCATTTTCATATCTGCAGATCCGGTAAACTTCGCAAGAAGAGCCGTATTAAAAGATCACGCAGTCCTGTAAGAGATTACAGGTAGTCAATGACGACTAGTATGAGATTCTCATAAGAGAGTACGGAAGGATAATATTGAGC